GGGTATCGGGTGTAACATTTTCAGTCGTAACTTCACCCGTAGAAGTAATCGTAAGAACTTTATCAGTCTCCAAAAGAACATCAAAATAATATACATATTCATCGGGGTCAGCAAAATCTGTCTGTGCCAACGCAGCCACTAAATCCGTAAAAGGCTTACGAGGGTCAACAGGCTCACCTATAATCCTTGACATTTCCAAACTATCATATTTAAAACCGTTCATTTGTATAACCTCCTTAATTAGTTATTATTTATCTCCATAAGCTTGTTTGCGTATTTTATTCTGTTTATCAAATATAGGACTTTCAGTTGTTTTAGTCCCTGCTTCTAAACCTTCTTCCTTCTTTACTGTTCCTTTTTCCTGTTTCAAGACGGCTAATTCTTTTTTCGTTTTAGCTAACTCAAACTTCAAATCGTTAAGAATATCTTCATCACTCATATCTTTTGCAAATTCTTCACCAAGTTCTGTTTTTCTAGCAGTTACAATAGCAGCTTTTTCTTCGGCTAACTTTGCATCTAATTTCTCTTTTGCATCTTTCGCTTCTAGTTGAGCCTTTTCCACATCTAATTTAACTTTTTCTAATTCGGTTTTAACATCATCTAAATTCTTAGTAATAGCAGAAATTTCTTTAGTTTTAGTATCTAATTCAGTCTCTAAGAAAGAAACAATATCTTCTATTTTTTCCTTATTGTATTTCTTCAAAATTTCATCCATTATATCTAATCCTCCTTCTTTGTGTTTTTCTAATAATGTAGTCATATTAAGTTGTTTGGCTCTCTTTAATATCTTCTTCTTTACTTCTTCTACTGAAACACCTAATCTTTTTAATGTTTCTGTAGCTTGGGGTAATCTTGCTAATGCATTACGAACGTGGGCTGGGTCTTTAATTGGAAACATACGAATTTTTCTAGGTTCGCCCGTCTTTTTATTTTTAATCGTAACTACTACAGCAAACATATCATCAGGAATTTTTTGTCTTTCCTTATAAGTTAATTTTTTAGCTTCTTCTATTAGCTTATTATCTTCATCAATAAAATTATCACCTTCTAATTGTGTGGACAAAACCATTTCTAATTCTTCTTCATTTATATCTTTATCTAATATATCCACATCTTCTTCCGAACTTTTTACCATTTCTTTTATTTTCTTACCTTTTTTGTCTAATATAACTTCAGGTTCTAAATTTAGAGTATATTTCGCATTACATTTATTACATTTTGTTTTAGCAAGCGATTTTTCAAAATCAATTAATATTACATCATACATTCCTTTTGTTTTACAAGAAGGACATTCAGTATCCCACAAAAACTTATCTATTATCATACAATCATTAGGAATAAAATGAAACTTAGCCTCTTCCATATTTTCCTCTCCTTTAGACGAAGGGTCTCCAGAACCAGGTCTTTCTTCCCTTCTCATTTGACCACCACATTGGGGGCAAATTTTATCTCGACAATGTTGTTCACTTTTTTCTTTATAACCACATTTAATACATTCACAATTATAAGAGCTATCTTCAATTATTTGGGCAAATTCCAATACTTGTTCTTTTTTAGAAGCAAAATCTAAAACTTCAGCATCAGGAAAAGCAGGTTCAGTATCAAACAGTAATGCACCCCCTGCAAACTCAATATCTACCAAATCATAATATTTTCCGTTATCTTTATAAATTCTCTCTCCCCAAGCTTCAAAACTAACTTTTACTGCACCTTTTTCCATTTTTGCTTTTATAATTTCATAATCTTCAGGGAAGTTAGATTTCCAAAAACAGCCATAGGCAATTATATCATTATCATCTAATTCTGCCTGAAGCCAATGTCCTATTGTAGATTTCCTCAAATGGTCTTTATCAATAGCTTTTCCATTCAAAGTTTTTAAGGCTTTCTTGACTTCTTTTCTTGGTAGTGTGCATTTATTTTTATTTGCCTTATCTACCATAGCATATTTACATTTGAAAAAGGCTAAATCCTTGGAAGGAACTTGTATTCCTTTTTTAATTGCTAATTCCATCAATTCATCATTATCTTTTCCATCATTTGCTCCCCATTCCAATAGTTGATATTCAGCATTAATAGTGAGGTCTTCAAAATATAGTTTAACCCTATTATTTTCCATAATTTATTTTCCTTTTAGAGAATTTTTAAGAGCTTTCCAAGCAATACGAAATGCCATCTTCTCATCTTTCTTTGTTTTAAGAATTTCATTGAATACAGTTAAAAAGACTTTTTGTGCTTTTTTGGAATATTTTTTAACTGCTTCGGGTAAATCTGATATTTTTTCATAAGGTGCTTGTTCATAATCGGCTTGAAACAATTCAAACGCTTCAAGAAACTCTACATCTGTTCCATCATAAGGTTCTAAATCTTCACCTTTGAAATTTAATTTTTCAATACTTGTTTTATCTTCAGTAATCTCATCAGGTTTATCTGTAATATCTGGACGGTCATCTATTGTATTTTCTTGATTAGTTATGATAGGAGGATAAAGTACACTTTCTAATCCTTCTTTATATTCAGATTTTCTCCGTTTTACTTCCACATCAAAATCAACATATCCAGAACCAACAATTTCATCATAAGTTTGTTTAGAAATAGTTCCTCTATCATACATACTTCTAAGATGATTGCGAATTGAATCATCAATAAAATCATCAATAACTGAAGCCCTAATTTTCATATCATTACCAAAATATTTTTTATGAGTAGTATTTTCTGCTATAATGGTTTTTAAAATATCATATAACAAAGTTGTAAAATCAGAAACTCCTGCTTTTACTTCAGCCACAAAAGGTTTGGGATTTAAAATACCCTCTCTCCTCGTAGAAGCGACACCTTCCACAATCTCCACAAGCCCCAATCCAGCCAATAACCTTCTTTCCATAGGAACATATAAACTTTCATTTAACGCTTTACTATAATCGGGAATTAAATGTTCCATTTCCGTATCAAAATTAGAAATATGTGTCGGAGTTCCTGTATTGGTTCTGCTATCCGAAATAAAAGTTTTCATCTTATCTTTAATTTTGTTCAAATCTTCTTCGCTATAAATAAAATCAGGATTACCCGATAAAGCAAGGGCTTCCGTTCCTTTTTTCATTCCTAACATATATTCAATAGCCCTACCAACTATTCTCTCACCTTTAGTATTCATTAAATTAAATAATTTCAAATTTTTATATATTCCTCTTTGAATAATAAAAGGAATAGGATAAAGTTCGTTCCAACTTGAAAAAGGTTTTTGCACAAATATTTTTTCGTTCTTACGGGAAGGTAATATTTTTTCCTGTCTTTTGTCAATATCTCCTACTTTCAAATAATAATCTTCAGTTCCTATAATTCTATTATCACGTTCTTTATCTTTAATATAAATATTTTCTCCTGATACAAACCATAATTTTGTAGGGAGGGTAAAACCATTTACATCTTCCCAAACAGTTCGTAATACTAATAAAGAACTCCCTTTCCATCTTTCTCTATAATATTCCTTTGCTAAAGCATTAACCCCCGTCGGTATTTTTCCTCGTAAAGTTTGGTTTATATTTCCCAGCCAGGAATTTAAGACTTTAGTCAGATTAGTATTATCAGTTTCAACACTATAATCAACAAGAGCTGCGTCAATAGCAAAATCCAATAATGAATTTACCAAACCAGAAGTATCACTTCTTAGGAGAATACGTATTTGGGCTACTTGTTCGTGAAAATCAGTAGGAACTGGGATTTGTTCAACGGAAAAAAATTGTAAAAGTTCCCACAGCCACGACAAGAGAGGGTTTAAATTTGCGTGCGCCATATTTATATCTCCTATGATGAACTTACTTTAGAAAATGTTTTCTTCATTAAAGGTTTAGTAGTATTAAACTGATTTAAAAAATAAGAAATCGCAAATACTTTAAATGCACTAAATAAGTGGTCTTCTTCACAAGCACACTCATAAATTCGGCGATTACCCGATAAAGTGGAAATAACAGAATTGAATTGTTTATGAAATTGATAATCAATAGGTAGGATAAATTTATTTTCGTAAAGAAGTTCTTTCAATACTTTAATACTCCATTCATTAACATATTCTTCTTTCTCTACAGGTCTCCCATTTTTAAAAACAACATTATTTCTATCATCTTTTTCAAAATCAACAACTAACTTTTCATTGAAAGACACCCAAACAAGATGTTCTCTCCCATATTTTTCTTCTAATCTACGAAATATACTTCTACCTGTGCCTTCTGTAACGTCTATCCCTATAAAATTGGGAGAAATTAAAGATACTATATAATCAAAAATAAGAAATTGTTCTTTATCTGTTAGATTTAATAAAGTAATTTTATACTCATAATATAATTTATCAGCAAATTCAAAAATAATAATAATTTCGCTTGGAGCAGTTTCTCCTATATCGCTTGCCATCCATACTCTAACAACTTGTTTCGGAACATCTAAAATAATAATATTCTTAAAATTAGAAAAATTGCTTTTATTTACTTCAAAATATTTAATAAATTTTTCTTCCAAATAATTTTGTTTCACCCGTTCCATATCACATTCGCCAACACCATCCTGCATAACATCTCCTTTTACAAACATACAAAAGGAAGCAGTAGTTTCTCCACCGTGTTCTTTCAGGGCTTTATCTTTTGCTTTATTATCCCATTTTGGATTAATATATTGGGGAGCATTGGAAACCCAACTCTTTTTTTCAATATCATTGAAAATTTCTCCCATAGGACTATAACGAGTAAAATTCATCATCCCCGCAGCTCTAACAATACAGCCATTCTCGGCAGTAGCGTCAAGCCTTTTCTTATAAACTTCTTCTGTTTCAAAGGCGCATTCTTCAATATAGAGTTTATTAAAATGTTTTCCAAAAAATTGGTCGCCTGGGTTTCTACTACATAAATTCATATTAACACTTTCCAAAAGAAATCCATTACGGCTATTAATTCTATAATTAGGACTTTTATTTACTTTTACATCAAAAATTTCATAGAAAGGGTGTCTATCAGCAGCCCGCACCACATCTTCCATAACTCCCCTTACGTGAACTGCATCCAGCGAAGATAAACCTGTCCACTGCCCATCATTGAGAAGAATTGAAATCAACATATCTAACTTCTCAACTACAAGAGTTTTTCC